GCATTGCGCCACCATTGGCGAACTTAAACATGGTGGGCTTGTTGACGATGCCACCACGTGCGAAGGGCTGGATGCCGTTAGCGCCGAAAGCGCCGCCCTTTGCGTAGGCGCCCCCAATGTTTCCTAACTGGCCCAGGGGGTTATTGATGTTGGCACCCGCTCCAAGGTTAGACAGGCCACTATTAGCACCAGGGAAGAAACTGGCCACCAAGCCAATAATCTTCATGGTGATCCACTTCGCAATCATCTTCGTGGCCATGTCCAAGAAGTAGTCCGCCGTGCTCTGGAAGAAGCTTGCAAGCGCTTGCTGAGCACTCATGCTGCCGCTAATCACGCCCTTGAATGCGGTGCCGAACGAGTCGCCGATTGCGTTGGCGGCGCCTACGACTTGGTTGCCGACGTTGGCGAGGGTGGCGAGTTCGTACTCAGCTTCTTGCGCCGCATTTTTAATGATCGCACTTGGGCGTATCTGTATGCGGCTTTGCTTTTCTAGTTCAAGGGTTATCCTGACGTTATCGTCGTAGACGGTCTTGAGATTCTTAATCTGCTCTTTGTAATCAGCATCGGCTATGTCAGCATTCGTTCCTTTTTTTATTGCGGCTTGAAGCTCTTGGGCTAGGCGAACCTTGTCTACCTCGTACAGTCGCTTTATGGTGGCCAGCTCACGGGCAAGGCCCTCGTTAATGCCTGTGTCGATGTAACCGGCTTGCTCTTGCACAAGGGCAAGTTGCTCTCTCAGGTCAGCTGTGTACTTTCTGGCATTGCCAACTATATCGGCGAGTCGCCCTACTCGCTCGTCTTCGGCTTTCTGGTTGATCGCGGCGCCACCTTGCTGCCCTTGCGTCTCGCGCAGTTGGTTTGTTAAGTTTGCGCTAGGCGGACCAGGAATGGTGTCGCCGACTTGATACGGCCGTGGAGCGCCGGAGTTTTGGGCGAGCAGGCCATGAAGCGCTGAAGCAGCCGCCACTTGACCAAACTCGGTAGCAAGCTTGCTCACATCAAATGCACCACCGGGCAGCATGGCGCCTTCTTTTTGAGGGCCGACGGACGGGGCCTGTTTTTGATACTCAGCGAATGGATCCTCGACTCCAAGAGCCCTGAGTCGTTCCTCTAGCGCGTTTAGCTGTTTGCTTAGTGTTATTATTTCGGGCGTAGGTATGTAGCTATCTTTCTGTATAGCAGTTTTTAGTTGCTCTGTAAGTTTATTATACTCTGTTTGCACAGATACGCTTAGCTGCTTGTCTAGCTGTGTGCGGAGTCCATACGGATCTGCAAGTCTAGACATGCCAGATTCAATCAAAGTATTGCCCTGCCGCCTTAAACTTTGCCCGTAATCCGAGCTGCCGTCCTCGTGAATACGCGGTGCTTCAAACCCCATTTTATCGGCAAATCTAGCCGCAAACCTCTCCGCCCGGTCCTCTTCCCTGGCGTCTAGATATTTTAGTCCAGCGCCTGCCAGCACATCAAGAAGTGGAGGATTGTTAGCCTGGTTACTGAAACCTTCAATGGCTCTACCAAGGACACCCAGCAAACTGTAAAGTTCTTTATCTTCTGGGTTTAAGTGTCCTAGCTCATGGGCTTCCAGGTAACGATCTCTGCTGGTTGCACCTCCTCGATAACCACGCACACCGACCTCGCCAAGAGTCGAATTTGCGTAGTCGTTCTTGCCCCACATTTCCGAAACCAAAGGCGCAAGGCGGCTAACAATGGTGGGAGTTTTCTCTGGATCAATAAATCTGCCTTTCACACCTGTAATTCTTTCCAGCTCCTTTGACCTACTTGGATAAGGTTGCGGAGGATTAACAAACCGAGTAACAGGGGATGCGACCCCGCCACCAGGCAGCCACCCCCCGAGCTTCTTGTCGGTTTCCTTGAGGACTGCTCGCGCCTTCTCGCCGAGCTGTTGCGCACGTCTGAATGCTTGCGTCCAAAGACTTGCAACGTCCTCGAAGCCACCCTCGTTGCCAAGGATACGCGCAAGCTGTTCCCCCAAGCCCGTGTTGACCTTGGATGTACTTAGCTCCTTCCCTAGCCTTTCTATTGTTTCGTCAAGTTTTAGAAGCGTGTCTACCGGAATTTTTACATCCTGGAATCTAGGTGCATTTCTGACATCCTCTGTGCTTCCGACACCAGCACTGCCTACTTTTGCGAAGTCGTATTTACCGTTTGCTCGCTCAGGGATAACAAAGCCCGTAGCGGCGCCAATCTGATTATTCAGTACGCCTCTTTGTATGTATAGAGCTGCTAGCTGCGCGGCTGCGGCTAAGCGTTTAGCCGCCTTCCCCGTACCCTCGTCAATAATCCTGCCAACCTGCTTCGCGTAGTCCTTCTGGACCTCGCCCATGCGCTTCGTGTGCGCTTCATTCGCCTCTTGAATCTGGCGTGCCACGCCTTTCTGGAAGTCGGCGATGGTGCGCTCCTGGGCTTCCTTGTCGTCAGCAAGGCGCTGCTCAAGCTCGATGCGGGAGTCTCGGACTTCGCGATTTATCTCGCTAAAGGCTTGCTCGGCTTCGATTAGGCCCGCGTCTTCGCCTCGTGCCCGCCGCAACTTGAACTCCAAGTCCTCTGAGCTGTCTGAACGCTCTCGTGCGATCCGAGCAATTTCGCGCTCCATGTCGCGACGACGGTCAGCAAGACCGCGCTCAATTTGAGCAACTTGGTCAACAGCTTGCTTGCGAATAGACGCAATCTGCTCTTCGCGTTGCTTCCGCGACTGTGCAATTGACTCTTCACGTTGCTCAACCGCTTGCAAGTAGGACTTGCCAAGGCGCTCTTTGTCCGCTGCGGCTTCTTCATCCACGCGTGTTTTTTTGTCTTTGTTTGTTTGCTTTTCTATTAGGCGAAGCTCAATAAGGGCTTCTTGTAAAATAGCGGCTTCTTTTGATGCAGCTTTAATGCTTGGCACGTAGTTGGCAAGAAAATCGCCCAATCCGCCAACGAGACCAGACTTAGCACGAGCGCTTTCCTCTGCGCCGCCAGCTTCCAACAACATTGACTCCAACTCGCCCATGGAGAGTTGATTTGTTAATACTTGCGAAACATAAAATCCTGCGCCAGGCTGAATAGCCTTTAGTTTAATCAACTTAAGAATTAGCCCGTCAAGAGCTTTAATTGATGTAGTCGCAAAGTCTTGGAACGCAGCGCCTGTCGGCCCAAGTGCATCGCCAACGTTACGCTGTAGATCCTTCAGGGCAAGGTCAAGTCGCGCTCCAGCTTGCTCTGGTGATGCGGCAATGATCTTTGCTGTTTGTGCGTATTTTGCCAGCGAAAACTCGACAAACTTAACAAACTGAGCAAGCGTTACCTCTCCCCTTTGCAAATCCTTGTCAAGCTGCTGCGTACTTATACCGCTTGACTCGGCAAAAAGCGCAAAAGCGCCTGCCAATCTTTCGCCAATTTGTTGGCGCAATTCTTCTGCGCTGACTTTGCCTTTGCTGAATACCTGGGAAGCGGCAAGCAGGGCTCCGTTAACATCTTGAATACTGCCACCTGTCGCCAAGATAGACGCGGTAATACCTTTGAACGTGTTCTCAGCGTCTTTTATTGTTCCGCCTGATCCAATAACAGCCGCGCTTAGCCTGGTGAACTGCTGAGTGCTTTGCTGAATTGGGATGTTGAATTGCTCGGAAGTTGATTGGATCGCCCCAAGCGCAGTCCTGTAATCTTCAAAGCTGTAAACAATTCCTTGCAAAGCAAGCTCAAGTCTTCGCACTTCGGCGGCGTAGGCCGCAGCAGCGCCCATCGCTTCTCTAAAGGCTCCCACCTGAGCGCCAACAGCAGCACCTGCAAAAGCGCCTCCAACGGGCCCCAGCCCTGGCATCGCAAGGCCCGCGGCAAAACCTCCAAGGCCACCCGCAAAGCCTTCAGGGCCGCCAAAGATGCCGCCACTAATTACGGCACCAGCAGATTGCACTGCTTGGCTCGCCGTCAGCCGTCCGCGGCGCTTACGATCACGCGCTTCTAATTTTCGATCAAAGTCTGCAACTTGTTTGTCAAAAATCTGTCCGTTTAAGCGTGTCTCCTTGTCTGCAAGCTCAAAAATTCTGTCAAGATAGACTTGATCGTATTTAGATTGAATTTCAGCACGCTGAATCTTTGAGTTCTCGTAGATGCGATTTACATCCTCAAGAGAACGCTCAACCTGCTCCTGAGCACGTCTTCCAGCCTCTGGGAACTGCTGAGGCCCAATTGGAGTCGGGTAGGCATTTTCCTGTACAGCTATGCGGTCAGGCTGGCGAGCGCCGGCCATGATCATTGCGCCAGTTACAGGATCACGGAACCCTCCAACGCCAGGGGCCGTCGGGCCTTGCGTTCTGTAATACTCTTGAACCTGGGCCAGCTTGCCGGCACGTCGCTCTACGCCAGCCTGCGCTAGGTCTAGTCTACGAAACGCTTCAGTCGTGCCAGTTAGCTCCGTGCGCAGCTCGCGCATGACTTGAGCCATCCTGTTGGACGTCTCAACGTACAAGTTGCTGCCACGTGTCGTATTAGCAAGCCGCTCCGACAGCTCGCTCAGCTCCTGATTTAGGCCTGCGGTTGTATTAGGTAGCTCACCAAAGCGCCTGTTTATCGTCTCAAAGGAGAAGAAGCCTGGGTCATTGAATGCAGCAGCACCGGTCCTTGCCGCCTCCCTGCCGCTCCTGATTGACTCGCCATAGTTGAGCTGGCGTTGTCGAGCAAGTGCTCGGTTAAGCCGCTCCTCAGCTTCGGCGCGGGCTGTTCTATTGGCGGTAAGGTTGCGTTCGCGTGCAGCCAATGAGTCCACGCTGTCAATTGCTTGACGCTGCTCGTTGATTAGCTCTCTGAGCGACTGAAGCTGTACACGGACACCCGCAGACGTAGAGGCCAGGGACTGCCCCAGTACCCGCCCAAAAGCGCGACTTGTTTGAACAGTTTGCGCTTCTGCTCGCTGAAGCTGGCCCGTCAGAGCGGCGATATCTTGCCCAAGCTCGCCAAACGCAGCGCCAGTTATGCTTGCCTCGGAGCGAAGCCTCGTAAGTTCGCCGATATACTCACGCAGGGATTTCTGCGACTGATCAGCGCCTGCTGCAATGGTTAGGATTCCGCGCCGAAGTGCTTGGATCTCTCCATCCGTGCGGCGTGAAGCCTGTTGAAATCCTTGAAGATCTGCAGTCAGCTGACTCCAAACCTCAGAGCCGCGTCGTGCCTCTCCAATCAGGCCCTTAAACGCCTCCGTGAGCCCCTTGTTGACTTGCTGTGTATTGCCAGCGGTAGCACCAAAATCAATTAGGCGCTGGCGTACATCGCGAATCTCTTGATCGTTAAGCTTTGTAACCTTGCTAAGTTCCCTGAACGAGCCGCTAAGTTTGTTGACCTCTTGCAGGCCATCGATCCTCAGCTCTACGAGCAGCTCTTCAATTCTCTTAGCCATTCCCCTTGTCCTTGTGAAGCTCGGCCAGGGCTGCGGATTCCATGATCTGTAAGTCCTCCAGCATGGCGCGCCTGGCCTTTACATCATAAAGGTCAAACAAGCCGCCAGCACACACGAGTACCTCGTATTTCATGCCGGTGTAGCCCGCCATGCTGACTTGCCACTGCGTACCCATGCGCAGGAACATCATCACGGCATCCCAGTTCTCGTCCCACACCACGCACTCCACGGGTTTGGCGGGTGCGTCCACCTTCGGCAGCACCAGGCCAAACACCTTGGCATCGTCCTTGGTTTCGTCTTTAACTTGCTGCGACCCCCCAGCCCAATAGGTCGCAGCGTCTTTTAGTTTCCCTCCCGTGCCGCATCAAAGGTTTCGGTGTACGCCTTCAAGACGCCACGAATCCAGTAGGGGTCGTCGGCAAACTCTTTCAGCGCAGCCTGGGAAAACGGTACGGGCTTGTCGTCTTCATCGCTGATGCCGTCCCAGCCGGTCATCACCGCTTGGAGCATCTGAACGTCACCCTTGGCGCTCAACTTGGCGAAATCAGCGCGCCCCAGTCGCTTGAACGTGGCGTCGAACGTGCTGGAATCGAAGGTGCCGCCATCTGCGGGCTCCTCGACGGTCACAGGCCACTTGAATGTCTTGACCTTCTTGCGGATAAATGCCACGAGAAATCGGTTAACTGCCCCAAGTGTAGACCATAAAAAAGCCGCCACGTCGCAACATGGCGGCTTGGCGGCTTGGCGGCGTGGATCAGGTGTAGACCAAGCTGAACTCGTCGTTGCCGGCGGTGCTGGGTACAGCAGTGAAGGGGATGGACAGCATGTGGATACCGTCTTGATCTTCGTAGCTGGGATCGCCAATGTCGATCTTGGTGGATGAGAAATCGAAGATGTTACCCGCTGTTTGACCGTGCTGGAACAGCAGGTTGCCCAGTGTGCCGTCGGAAAGGGCTGCTGTGAAGAAGTCCTTTGCTGCGATGGTCGGGGCTTCAAGCACGACGGTGCCGGTGGTGGCACGATCAGTGATCAGCACCTGCTTAGAGCAAGAGATCAACTCGCGGTAGACGATGGTGTTGCCAAGGTCCAAGTTGATTGACTGCAAGCAGCCGACGTAGCTAAGTAGCTGGAAGTCGGTGGTGTTGCCGTTCTTGAAGATGAGCGGCGTTGCTTGGTTGGCATAGGTCACGGAAGGAGCAACCGTGTCCGTAGGAGCGTTGTAGATCCCGGTGAAAGTGAAGTCGATCGTGGGGATCTCGCCTACTGCACCGTTCAAGGTGAAGGTGCCGCGAGCGCCAGTGACCTTGTGCAGTACGCCATCAATGTTGTAATAGATGGTGATGCTGCTAAACGAGGCACTAACCGGCGCATAGGTGACCGACGTGGTAGCAACAAGTGTTTCGCTCAGGCCACAAGCTTTCAGTGCCTTGCCGTACTGGGGTGCAGTACCAGCCGTGCCGGAACCTGCCAGCTCAACGCTGAAGGTGCATTCAACGCGGGTGTTAGCAAGAAGCTGCTCGGACGCGCCCAGGTAAGGGCGAACCAAGTCGCGGCTGACCACATCGCTTTGAAGGGGCACAACACTCAAGTCGCGCACCAGTACAGCATCTACACCTGTAGGCACCGGGTCAGTGCCGTATGTCGATTCAGACTCAATCAGGATCAGCCGCTTGCGTGTAAGAAGTGGCATGGGAAATTACCTCTTGGATTTCAGGGGGGCCCGCCATTTCCGGTGGGAGAGTGCGCTGCACGAGTGTGCGAACGCCGGTTTCGGGATCAAGGATGTACGAGCCACCCTGTCCTTGGTACGCATCTTCAACAATAGGACTAGGGGCTTGGTACACAGGCTCAAAGCGGCGGCGTGATGTCATTGGGTGAGGTCGTCAACTTGCGTGCGGTAAAGCACGTCGTACTCACATGAGATTACTCCAGCAGGCTGATCAGCCTCGACAATGTTGAATGTGGTCTGCACAGGTTGCACGTCGATCGTCACACCACCAAGGGTTAAGTCGGCCATGATGCGACTGTGCAAGTCCACGATTGTGGGATCTGCAGCTTGGTCTGGAACCGTGGCGCGCACGATCACCACGACACGAACACGCAAGGTGGCGTCAAGCTTGG